ATAGCAACTAAGTTTATATGTAAAGAAGTAAAGAGAGTTTAAAATGAAAATGGATATTAAGAAAATTATAGGATTTTTAACTACTGCTTTATTTGGAATTTTAGTATGGGCGTTAATAACTTTAATTGAAATTAAAGGTGATCAACAACATATAAAAGGTGAGTTAAGTGGTATTGACAAAGCAATTAGTAGAATCTATGGTTTTATAAATTCTTCAAAATGAAAACAATAGTATTATTTATTTATCATCACTCAAGTAAACTTAGTTCTTGGTCTTGGCAGAAATTATATAAGAATAGAAAGTCTGGACTTGGTTATAAAAAATAGATTAATAATCTCTTTCTATAATCATTTCTAAGTAATGAATAGCTTTCTCTATATCTTTTTCTTTTCCTTTAGCAGCGTGTCTGCATATATATTTAATAGCATTACCTTCTGCAAATAGAAGTTTATTCTCATTAATAAAATGAGCTGGTTGAATCTTCATGTTTTTATAGTGTGTTCCGTCTACTTGTTTATTAAGTGATTCGTATGTCATGTCTTTAAATATATCCTTATGAGTCATTAAATGTTAACCTAAATTTACCTGAATGTTTATATTTTTTACGTGTTTTAGTTAATACTTTAGTTTGATCATCTCTTAAAGCATACAAATCTAACTTCATAGCTTCAGTAAACTTACGAGTAGCTTGAGATGGATCTATGTCAGCATAAGAACAAATAGTTCTAAAGTCTATAGAATCACTAACAAGCCATGTAATAGCTTCACGTTTATCTATGATATGATATTTATATACACCATCATACATAGCGTCATGTATTGCTTGATTGATAATAGCTCTAAACAATTTAATCTGATAATCTATCATTAACAATTTCGTATGTCATACGTTGGTCTACAGTTTCAGCTTGTTGCCAAGTCAAACTATTAGGATTTAAAGAATGAATTATTTTTATTGCATCTTCATCTGAATCTGCTTTAATAATAACTTCAGCATAAGCAGGAAGTATAACCCATTTTTTAAATTTATAAATCATATATTATTTTTACGTCTACTTGCTTCTAATGTTCTAAAGAGATCTATAATTAAACCTTCTTTATCACGTTTGTTTTCTAAAGTAGATGCTTTTACTTCAGCATTAAATATTTCATCTACTGCATTTTTATAAATGTCACTAGCATAATAAGATTGTTCTTTTGCAGATATACTTTTATCTCCTGTATTACCTGTAATGTGTAATGCTTTTTTACGTTTAAGTAATCTATCTAAATATTTTACAGTAGCATTTGATTCAGCATTTTCTACATCTGTTTCTGAAAGAAATGTTAGTGCATCTTCTAATCGTTTTTCAGTTATCATTTTTATCCTCAGTTGGTTTACAATATGTTAACATAATTTGATACTCTTTGGTATTTATTTTATAATATAAACCATCTTCTTTAAAATAAGTATTTTTATCAACATATTCATCACAAGATTTATAATCTATAAATTGTTCTTTTAGAATATATTTCATTGTTAATTTTGCAGGATCTATTTCTGTTGGAATAATCAACATCATTAATAATTCTATCATAAATTCCTAATCTATTTAATTCACAATCTGCACAATAATATTCTTTGTTGTGTATAATGATTGCAGTTTTTTTACAAAGTTTACATTTCATAATAAAAAGGCACTACTGAAAGGTAACAGTAATGCCTTATTTTCTAACTCGAGGGAGATAAGAAATTGTTAAAATGGTACATCGTCTTTTAGTATTTCTTCAACACTATTAGCTTTTGCATCTAATACTTTTCTTACTAAATTATCAATTTGTTGAAATTCAGAATCAGTTGGTACTTTGCCACCTGACATATAAGAAGCTATAAGATTACTCATAGTTAATCTATACTTTTCAGAAAATTGATCTACTGGTTTTACAGTTGCATGAGTAGTGTTAGCAGAGTAAGTAGCATTAACAGAAGTTGATACTGAATTATCTGATACCTCACTTAAACATTGTATTCTAGAAGCAGTTTGATATTGCTTACCAGTTTTACTTGTTCTAACAGGTTGAGCATCAATCTTTAATCTTGCACCTGCTGGCCATCTTGCTGAGCCTAAAGCTTCACCATAGACAGTCATGTCTGTACCATCATCTTTGTTAATATAGACAGTAACTTGACCATCATCTTTCTCGAATGCTTTTTTAAATGTGCATTCAAATGTTTCGTGTTCCATGTTTGTTCTCCTATTTATTTGTTTTATTATTTTTCCAAACTTTTGCATTAACTCTTATAACCTATTTAAAGGCCTCTTGCCAAATCATTTTTGCATATTTTCTAGATGGTTCATTATCAGATTTTCCCCATCTAAAATTGTCCATAGTTAATGGAAACATTTTAACTATATCTTCCTTATTTTTAGCTATTTCCATAATATGTTCAATATGTTTCATAGCTTGTATGATAGTCTCTAAATGACCCTCTCTGCCTTCCATATCCACGCTATAAACGTCCTTGTAAGAACAATAGAGTAGAGCTGTCGGTTTATTAAAAAGGTCTTTGTAAAGGGCTTGTTGACGCAAATCAGCGTCTTTTGGGTACCATCTGCTATCAATAGCACCAGATTTAAGTCTTTTTATGTAAGCAGTAGCTTTAGTATCTATGATTACATCATCAAACTCAAAGTCTGTAATACCTTTTACATCATATTTTAAACCATATTTTTCACCAGGTGAAACTATTTCTTTTTGATAAGATATAATCTTACCAAATTGAGGAAGTTCTTTAACAAACTGATTAGCAATTATACCAGACCAAAGACATTCATCATCTGATTCATCGCCTTTAAGTTCTATGTATTTAGTTTTTGCAATATCTATGATAACTTCTTCATCAGTGATTTGGTTTTGCAAAGCATGTTCTGCTGTAGCTTCGGCTACACTGCCCATTTTCATTCTGGCGTTTGCTTCAGAACTAAAATCATATAAATTATTAATTATCCAATAAGGTGGAGAATCAATAAAACTATTAGTTTTAGAAGCACTATGTCTATATTCAATGTTCATATTTTTCCTATGGTTAGTTATATTCAAAAGTATTGTAGTTCATCTTATAATGTATCTTTAGATATATTAAAAGGTAAAAGAATCGTTAGTAATAGTAACGAATATAAAATATATAATTTATGTATTTTACTTTCTTGGCTATTGCACCCTACACAAGTGTACGGGTGTAAGAGCATTATTGCTCGTATGCATAATTGTAATAAAAACAGAGTTTATAGATTAAATAATTTGTACAATAAAAACGAAAATTTTAAATCTTTCGTTGATAAAGCACTAAAAAATTATAAAATAAATTATGCGACAGATTGAGAAACCAGAGTTAATTTCTACTATCTTAGATAAACGTCAAGTATGGTTAAACATACGTGAGTCTCGTTTATTATATATGTATCATCGTAAGCTTATATCTATTGAAGAATATGAAGCTGGATCTCGTTATCGTATTATGTGTGAACTCCAAGGTGGAGGAACTGGCAATGTTCTTAAAGAACGTATTGACAATTCTAACACAGACTTTATAACTTCATCTCTTGGTGCTGCATTAGCAGTTAAAGAAGTTGATGACGAACTAGGTAAAAGAGTTTCTAGAATTATGAAATTGTTTTGTCATTTTAATTATGGTATCATTGAGATAGCAAACATTATAGGTTTGTCAGAACGCAGAGCATCTAACCAAGTACATGAAGGTCTATCAGATTTAGCAATATATTATGGCTACAAAAAAGTGCACAATACTATCAGAGGACAAGGTACAAAGAATCAAAGACAAAGAGTACCTAAAATGGGTAGCATCTAATCCTTGTATTCTTTGCCAGCATACAGAGTCTCAAGCTCACCATATAACTTTTGCTATGCCTAGAGGTTTCTCACAGAAAGTTGGAGATCAATTTACTGTTCCTCTTTGTTATAAACATCATCATCAATTACACACTAATGGTATGAGTGAAAAGGATTTTTGGATTAAATTAGACATAGATGCTGTTGATATATGCTCTAAATTCTATAGTCATTACCACGAAATGTGGAAGAATAAGAACTTTTTCTATGATGATTCTATGCTTTGGCGTACAGTTTATGATGAACTTGTACCTAAGATACAGAATAACATTGATTTTTTACTGCAACCCAAATAACTAATAACTATATCCTTGCGAGAAGTACGTACTTATGAATAAATTACTAAAATTTCCCAAAAAATCTAAACAGAATTATTCAGAAACTTTCTTGGATAAAATTAATCCAGAAGCTATTGGCAACTTTATTAAAGGTCAGAATCCTGATATGTCTATTAGATCTGCAGATGCAATGGCTTTAGCTATTATATATAGCACTTACCTTCAGTTAGTCTTTGACGAAGAAGGTCACAATGTTCCAGACAATATCATGGACGCTCTAGAAGAAAACGACAAATCAACTTTTATATGGGCACCTAATGGTAAAGAAACGCTTCACTAAGAAGAAAATAATTTTCTCTAAAGATTCTACTATTTTACCTTATGACAAATACAGAGTTGAGTGGGTTGACTGTGTAAGTGATTCAGGTTGGGCAGAACATAAAGAATTTACTAACATGAAACTAGCACGTCCAGTAAACGAGGGTTGGCTATTTTCTAAAAACAAACATTCTATTAAATTGTTTGCAGCATATATTGAAGAAGACGGATCTTATACTTATGGAGATCGTACTAATATACCTACATCTTGGATTGTAAAGATGACTAAAATTTAACAAGCCAGACAGTCTCCCATCTGGCTCTATCTATCTTAATAGTCAATGACTGAAGGTTAATTCCCATATCCATTGTCTTTCATATTACCCTAACTGCAGTTAAGATATTTGCAGATCTATTTATAGAATTCTTAAATTCCTTTTTCAGTATACATATCATTAACTTTATCAGACTCTTTTTGAGCTTCAGTTTTTAATGGATCTGTATATACTTCTTCTACTTTTATTCCGTATCTTGAATTATCTAACATACGTTCTTTAGTAGCAAGAATTTCAACTTTAATATGATCTTTAGCGTGTTCTAATACCTGAATTAACTTTGGAAAGTTAGTTGGGTATATACCATATATACTTAGATCGTTAATTGCTGTCGCTACTCTTTGTAGTCCTCTTTGACGTTTTTCTAGTCTCAGAGTCTCGCTGTCTGGCATTATCATTATCTTCCATCTCCTTTATTATACGTTTTAACTTATCTATTTCTAATTGCTTTCCAGCAAGTAGCATACGCATTGCTCTTTCATCCATGGTCTCTTACCTCCGTTAAGTGTGTGTCTAATTGTTGAGACAATTCTTCATATTCTACAATCCATTCTTGTAAAATCAAGGAATGTTTATCATGTAGAAAACCACATTCTATAGCATTACTAAGTACTGCAACAGATTCTTTAGCATCAGATAACTGATTTACTAAATTATCTATTTCATACTTTTTTGACTTATTTTTAGATATAACTTCTAGATGTTCATCTTTAAGTTCTGTCATTTTTGCATCTCCTCTATAGCAGCTCTTGCTGTATTTAGTTTATCATTTATTAATACATCTAAATTATCTTTCATTTTCTCGTATTTTAATTGAGTTAATTGATGTTCTTCTTTTTCTAGATCTAGATCTTTACGAAGTTTTAATACTTCATTTAAAGATTTACGTAACTTTTCTCTTAGCTCTACTATAAGAATGTCTTCACGCAGCTTCATCTTTTACCTCCTGATATACACATACTGTACCATGTAAAACAGATCCTGGCAATGCCATATGACCTGTCTTATTTTGCCATTCTTTCCAAGCAACAGTGGCTCCTATATTTGGTTGAGCATCTTCTTGCATAAGAAATTCCTCATCAAAGTATATATCTACATACCCATCTTTTCTATTAGAATACTCAGGGTAGTAAGCTTTAGACATTTCTATCATGCTACAACCTATATGTTTATACATATCTTGAAATGTAGGTTTTTTAGTATAGTCATGTGTTTCAACTATATTATAAGATCCATCTTTAGATCTTAATGGACTATTTTCTGCTTCTATTTGTGTTGGTCTTATTACGTGTAGTTTATACATTGTTTCTCCTATGATGGTTGGTTTTCTAATTCTAACATAATTATCCATTCGGATCTGTTAGCAAATTCACATTCATCAAATGCTTGATATGCTCCATCAGCACCCAATGCATTAACAAATAAATTTGTACCATATTTTTTATTATGGAATACATAAACACTAGTGTGTTCAGCTTTTGGTTTTAAAGTTAATACTTTTTCTTTTTTCATTAGTTTATCCTTTTAGTTAATTATCTTTATGTATTGGTGGTAGGTCTGTCCCATCAATAATTTTTAATATTGCCTCTTTTATAAAATCGGTACTATTTTTTTTTCCATTTTTTCCATAAATATGGTGAAAATTAGCCCAAAATATTAAAAAATAAGTAGAGATTATATGATCGCAATTTTTTGTATTAAATATTGTGTTATAGCCATATATATAATCTTGTACATTTTTCTTTACATTTTCTTGCAACTTAAAAAATAAATCATCTTTTTTAAATTCACTTGAAAGTTCTTTTTTCATTATATTTCCTTATTTTAGTTCATCCATTTAGTTAATTGTTTACTTACTAACTCTACGTATCTAAACCACTCTAATATAAAGTTACGTTTTTTACCTAAACGTTCTTTAGTTATTTGTTTAATAGCTTTGTTAGTTGCTTTATCGAGTAAGCTTGTTTGATCTTTAAGATTCATCTGCATATACTTCGTCACTTTCTTCGTTATATTTAATTTTTGCAATTTTTTTAATTGCACCCATTTGACTGTAATCTTTAGCATAAGAACAAACAGTATTTTTACTATCTTCTGTAGACATATTTAATTTATGATTTTCTAACCATATATCAAATGCTTCGTCTCTATTCTTGGCAATTACTTGCCATTTAGTTACATAAGTAATTTCGTTTTCTACTTCATATATTTCTTTATCCACATCACTGTGGAATAAACATAACGCTTCATCTACCATAAATACCTTTCTATTAAAGGGCTAAGCCCCACAAAGTGTGCAGGGCTTCGACCAAATTTAATTATTTAGTAATTGCTAAGAACTCAGGCTTAGGAACTGTAGATGTATTTATCTTTTCCTTCGCCATTTCTTGTCCTACTACTCCCCATACTGTAGCTAGGGATTGACCTGCATTAAGTAAGTTCTTACAATATTCTTTAGATAAATCTAACATTTGTAAAGCTTTACCTCTTGGGCCAGAATAGAAGTCACGAGAAGTTTCTTCATGACATATTTTCTTAAGTAGTCTATCCAGTTCATCTGGGTGTTTTATTAGAGATCTTTCTATCTCAGTATCCCATTTTCTAACTTTCTTCCAGTTTTCTAGTTTACCTTCTAGGTCATTGATTGAATTATCTAATTTACTTGTTTTTTCTAGTAAAGTAGAATCCATTTCGTTTGCAAACTTTTCACGATCATTATAGTTATTTCTAACATCTTCATGTAACTTAGTTAGTTTTAACTTTTCTTTGAACGCATCAAAGTTTAATTCAGACTCTGAATCAATGGTATCTTGCATTTCTGTTTTCAAAATATTCTTTCTCTCGTCATATTTTGTTTCCATGAAATGATCTAGATAGTCCATTTCAGATTGTCTTATAGGGGTTCTAGTACTACTCATGCTGTTTTCCTTTCATTAGTTGATTGACTTATAGTCTCTAACTTTTCTGCGACTTCTTTAGCGTCTATTGATTTGTCCATTCTTTGACAAACTCTTATAAACAATGATGTTGCAGTAGTTTTCTTACCCATAGAGTCTAGCATTTGTAACGATTCTGTTTCAGCAACAGTTTCATGGCATAGTCCTATAAGTTCTGCATACCAAGTAAGCATAGGCTTATACTTATCTGCTACTCTAGATTTAACTGGTAGTTTTGTCTGCATTGTTATCCTCCTTCTTTAGTTTGATTTCAATTGGCATTTCTAATGTATCAGGCATATTTTTTTCTACTGCCTTACATATACCTATAATCATTCTTAATGGGAATGTTATAGATTTTACTATTACTTCACCTATTTTTTCTATACGTTTCATATTCTTCCTTTTTTTTGGTTAATCTATGATATTTCATAGTTGTTTTTATATACTCATCTTCGAACTCTTTACTTCCAGGAATTGGATCGACATCTTCGATGAGCCAATTCCAACCTTTCCTGATGGCTAAACCCCCAACAGTATAAGTAACAAATCGAAGAACATTAAATATTCCATTCATTATTCTCCTTGCATTTCTTGGATTATATTTTTGTATCTTGGACTATGTTCGTTAAAGTAGTTTTGCTTACCTACTGTATCTATCTTATCCCAAGATCTTTGTATTTGACTTGCTCTTTGTGGGTAGGGGGTATCAAAACCATGTTCTGGTATTTGTTTACACCATTCACTAAAGATTACTTCTGGTTTATCAGTTAAGAATAACTGTATATCCCATTTTTTTTGTCTGCATATATCTATAAGATTTTCTGCAGCCAATCTATTTATACATCGTTCATACTTTTGTATTTGTTGAAACGATACATTTAAACATTTAGATATTTGTGTCTGGGTAAACCCATTCCACACTCTATGTAATACTAGCACTTTAGCTATATTTTTATTAATCTCATAATTGTTAAACGCTTTAACTCGCTTACCCATTATTACCTCCATATATTTTATTTAATACCAATAGCTCACGCTTGTCGGAGCTAGTGGGAACTGTCACTACTCTAATTGATGGTTTCTTGTCTCTATATACTTTAACTATCTGTATATATCCCATTTTGGGATAGAGGATAGGTAGGTGGATTACTTTAAGAAAGTACTTCTTCCACCACAGTATATTTTCTTTTCTTATCGAGCCAGTGAAATCCTGGTTATACAGTAGCTTTACTGCTCTGCTTAAATTTATTGGATTTTCTCGGAACTTTCCCTCTATTATTACTCTGTACATTATTAACCTCTCCGTTGTTAGTAAATCCACTTACCCATAGTAGATGGTCTGCCCATTGTTTAGCAGTCCAAAATTTAGGTGTTCCTAATTTAGTTTTAGTCATGCTTTGTTTATCCTCCATATTGAATATCTGCTATTACCGTAAGAATTATTATTTTCCATTTGTTTACGAAATTCTTTTTTTATCCAGCTATGATTGTGGTATCTACCACCTGAATTATCATATTCTGATAATGGCATAACAATTCTTTTAGTTTTTATAAACTTATCTCTATCCCATGGGTCTGAATTAAGTCTATACTCTACTTTATATATTATTAAGTTTCTCATTTAATCCTCCTATTAGGGGTAACCCCTCATTACGAGGGGGTGTACCCAATTGTCTACTTTTTAGCTAAGATCTTATTCATCTTGCTATCTAACGCATCTAACTTTTCGTTTAAGCCTTTAATCAGATCATACTGAGCTTTAGGCATATACTTGCTAGGATTAGCTTTAACGTAAGCTATTCTATCTTCTGCTGATTTAGACTCAGTGTATGGTATAAACGTTTGTTGTGTTGACATAGTGTTCTCCTATTTGTTAGTTATTATTATTTAATAACGATTGTTTGATACTCGTTACAAACGATCGTTGTATTCTCTTTGCTTCCTTATCCCTCTCTATTAAAACAGAATTCTCTGGGAAAGGAAACTCGTACTGATTAAGCTGATAGTTACTATGCTTATCTGTATCTCCCTCTATTACCTGAAGTATATCGTATGTTATCATATATCCTCTCTTATTCTTGGTAAGGCTCTTAGTAAACAAACCATACCTGTTATTATTAATAATAAACCAGTCCAAACATCTAGATGTATCATTAAGATTACACCTAGAAAGGATAGGACAAAGCTACTTAGTATAGCTAGTAGTCCCATCCATATGTGAAATGTCATATTTATTTTTCGGACACCTTGAAAGTATTGTATATGCTGTATGCTACTACACCACTTATCACTTGACCTATTATCATTATACCTAACCATATACATAGTAAGCTTATCATTATAGTACTTAACATATCTTATCTCCTTTGGTTGATTGATATACCTACACACACATCTAATAATGTATGGATATAGGTACTTTATACATCCCTATTAACATAGGTAGTAATCAAAGTGTTGCATAATTACAACAACTTAGATAATATTCGGCAATCAATTAATCAATAGACAAGCTAAGGTTAATTAACTACCAATATATAATAACAACTTATAACGCTGTCACTTGCGACAGCGATTATCAGTTGACTAACAAGAACTTAACAGCGAGTAACAACGAGCTTAACAGTAACAACAATAACAATTAAGGTGGGTTTAAGATTCACCCCTTCGTCATGATGTTCGTAGAACTATCTGACAATAGGGGGGTTATGTACACCACCAGATCAAAGGGAGCATCATTATGATACCAGTAGGACTAAGAATACTTAAGACATTATACAAAGCAAAAGGTAAGATGGGCAAAGGATCAGCATTTGTAGCTGATAAAGCAGGAAAAGCAGGGTTTACAGAAACATCTCAAGCAATTACAGGTGCTTCTAAGAAGGTACACCAAGGAACTAGATACGTAGGAAAAAAAATCAAAAATAATCCAAAAACAGCATCAGCAATAGGTGGTGCAATGCTTTGGGATATGCTAGATAATGGCTAAGCAGAACTTTTCTCATTACGTAAAAAGGGATAAACCTAAAAAAAGACCAGGAATCCACAAAAAATCGAAATCGAAATCGGAAAAATTACAGAAAAATAATACAAGATATAAGGGACAAGGAAGATAATCATGAGATCATATACAATGCTACCAATCATTAGTTCTTTATCAGCAAAAACTTTGAAAAAAAGCTGGAAGAAACGTGATGCATTAATTAAGAACTTAAAGGATCCTAAGTTTAGAGCTAAAGCTAAGCTTAAAGACTATAAATCAAGCATATAATGGCTAAATCAGCAGCATGGACTAGAAAAGAAGGCAAAAACCCAAAGGGGGGTTTGAATGCTAAAGGTCGTGCTAGCTATAAAGGTGGTACATTAAAAGCACCTAGTAAAGTAGTAGGTAATAAGAGACGTGCGTCATTCTGTGCAAGAATGGGTGGAATGAAAAAGAAGCTAACTTCTGCTAAGACTGCAAGAGATCCTAATTCAAGAATTAATAAGTCATTAAGAGCATGGAACTGCTAATGAGAGATACTAAAGCTCTAGAAAGTTACTTGCAAGAACACCTTAAAAGAATAAAAGAAATGAATATCTTTAGATTACTAAAGAAAGAAGTAGAAACTGGAGCCAATGGCACACAGGACTACATTATTAAAAAAGGTATAAACAAAGATAAAATAGCAAAGAAATAATATGGATAAAAAATTAGAAAAATTAGCAGATCAAATGATTAACTTAAGTCCAGAAGAAGGACAGCAACTATCATTGATTATTAAAGCTAAGATTATGCCAGAGATGGCCAAACAACAACAACAGCAGCAAGGTCTATTACAAAATCCCCAAGCACAGCAACAAATGGCTAATATGGGTAGACCACAAGGTGGTAATGTACCTATGCCTAACGCACAACAAGCTGCACAACAAGGTTTATTAAAATGATAGATAAAGTTAAAGCATTTTCAGCTGTATACAAATTAGGTAATAGAATAGAAAAAATTATTGGTGAAAAAAAAATAAATAAATTCCTATCTTCTGGAAGAAAAGGATTAGGAAAAAATCGTGGTACTAAAATTTTTAATTATAGTTTAAAAAAACCTGAATCTACATTAAGACGTGTTAAAAAAATTAACAAGGCATTAGATCTAGCACCATCTGTAGCTGTAGGATCATCTATTGTAGGTATTGGTGCTTTAATGAGTAGTAAAAATAATAACAACAAAGGATAATTATTATGCCAATGGTAGGAAAGAAAAAATTCGCATATTCGGCAGCTGGTAAAAAGAAAGCTAAGATATATGCAAAAAAATCTAAACAGAAAGTTAAAAAAGGTTAGATTATGAAAATATACAAAGGCGATAAGAACTTCATGGATACTCCAATGAAAAAGCCTTCTACAATGAATAAGGCTATTAAGAGTATAGTTAAAAAAGGTATTAAGTTTGCAGTAAGTCCATTAAGTCTTGGATTAACTGCAGGTAGTGTTTTATATAAAGGTGCTAAAAACCAAAAAGGTATTAGCTTTGTTACAAACAGACAGTTTGATAAAAGAGGTAGAAAAATAATCTAATGGTTGAAGATAACAAATTACCAGATCAAGAGGATAAAACAGTAGATAACCATGGTGGTAAAAGACCTGGTTCTGGTAGACCTTTTGGTGCTAAGACTAAAAAAAATTGGAAGTCTATGCAAGAGATGGCTGAGAAATATCAACATTCTCCTTTGGATTATCTGTTAGCTGTGTTAAACAATCCTATGAGCTCACCTGAACGTAAAATGTATGCAGCCGAAAAGGCAGCACCATTCGTTCACCCAAGGTTAGCATCAACAACATCGAAGATAGGAACAGATGAACCAATCGCAATCAAAGTCTCTTGGCAAAAAGACGACTAAAGAAAAAGTTGCTAAGATAGAAATACCTTACAAGCCAAGACCTTATCAACTAGCTGTACATAACTCACTTAAAAGATTTAGTGTTCTAGTATGTCACAGACGATTCGGAAAATCAGTACTAGCCATAAACGAATTAATTAAAACAGCAGCAGACAAACCAAGATCCTTGTGTGCATTTATAGCACCAACTTACCGTCAAGGTAAATCCATCGCTTGGGAATATTTAAAATTCTACACAGAACCTTTAATGAAATTTGGTGGTAGTAGAAATGAAACAGAATTAAGAATAGATCTATTCAATCATTCACGTATTCAAATCTTTGGAGCAGATAATCCAGATAGTATTCGTGGTATGGGTTTTGATAAAGTTGTTATGGACGAATACGCAATCATGTCTCCTAGAGTCTGGACTGAGATTGTAAGACCAGCAGTATCTGATAAACTAGGATCCGTTCTATTTATTGGAACTCCAATGGGACATAATCAGTTCTGGGAAGTATTTGATTTTGCACAGCGTGGTCATAAAGATTGGTATGGGAAACTATACAGAGCATCTGAAACAGGAGTAATCCCTGATGACGAGCTACAACAAGCTCGTGATATAATGAGTCCTGAGCAATATGAACAAGAATTTGAATGTTCATTTACTGCAGCAGTATCTGGAAGTTATTATGGAAGATTAATAACTAAAGCAGATAAAGAAAAAAGAATTGGTGAAGTACCTTATGATGATAACGTAGGTGTAGAAACTTGGTGGGACTTAGGTATTGGAGATTCAACTGCAATATGGTTTGCACAAAGAATTGGAACTGAAATTCATTTAATAGATTATTACGAAACTTCAGGAGAATCATTAGCACACTATGCTAATATATTAACTGAAAAAGACTATGCATATAGTCGACATATAGCACCTCACGATATTATGGCGAGAGAGCTTGGAACAGGTAAGTCAAGATTAGAAGTTTCACAAGAATTAGGTATTGACTTTGAAGTAGCACCTAAGTTAGAAGTAGATCATGGAATTGAATCTGTAAGAAATACATTAGGCAACTGTTATTTTGACAGAGTTAAATGTAAACAAGGCTTAGACGCTTTAAGACAATATAGAAAACAATGGGACGACAAGAACCAGGTATTTAAAAATAAACCTTTACATGACTGGTGTTCACACGCAAGTGATGCATTTAGATATGGATGTGTACACGACCCAATTGATACATCAGACTGGGATAAACCAATTAATATAGATACAAAATACGTAGTATGAAAAATAAAAAAAAATCAGAAAAAGAAATATTATCAGTAGTAAGTAGAGAAATACATAATGCATCAGGTTATATTGGTGGAGAACTTGTAGCTAAAAGAAAAAAATCGTTAGAATATTATTTAGGACAACCTCTTGGCAATGAACAAGAAGGTAGATCTCAAGTTGTTTCTAATGACGTTTTAGATACAGTAGAAAGTTTAATGCCATCATTGATGAGAATTTTTACATCAGGTGATAATGTATTTAGTTGTGAAGGTACAGGGCCAGAAGATGAAGAAATGGCTAGACAATGTTCTGACTATTTAAACTATATATTCTATAAACAGAATGATGGTTTTCTTGCTTTATATACTGCATTTAAAGATGCATTAATTCAAAAGAATGGAGTCTTAAAAGTATATTGGGATGATGCTCAAAAAACTGAAAGAGAAGAATACTCAAGATTAACAGATGATGAATTTAATGACTTAGTTTCAATGGATGAAATTAAAGTTAAAAATCATACTGAATATTACGATTCAATAACAGATGAGTCTGGAAAAGAAATAGATAAAATTACACTACATGATGTAGTTATTAATAGAACAAAAACTTATGGTAAGGTTAAAATAGAACCAGTACCACCAGAAGAATTTTTAATTGAACGTAGATGTAAGTCAATTGATACTGCTAACTTTGTTTGTCATAGAGTGAACAAAACAAGAACAGAATTAATTGAAATGGGCTATGATAAAGAATTAGTAGAATCATTACCAACAGGTGATGGTGAGTATTATTCAGAAGATAAATTTACTAGACACCAAGGTGTAGACTTTTCACATGGAGAAACAGATGGAGATAAAAGTACACAAGATGTTTTAATTCACGAATGCTATGTAAGAATGGATGTAGATGGTGATGGTAAAGCAGAGTTATTAAAAATCACTGTTGCAGGTGATGGTAAGAAATTTCTTGATATGGAAGAAATAGATACAATGCCTTTTATATCTATGACTCCAGTTATCATGCCACACAGATTCTATGGAAGAAGTGTAGCTGAATTAGTAGAAGATATACAATTAATAAAATCAACTGTAATGCGACAGATGTTAGACAATATGTATCTAACAAATAATAATAGAGTTGCAATACAAGATGGACAAGTTTCAATGGATGATCTTTTAACAAATCGTCCAGGAGGAATTGTAAGAACAAAACAACCTCCTCAAAATGTGATGATGCCTATTCAGGCTCAACCCATTACAGAACAAGCAAGTGGTCTATTAGCCTATCTAGATTCCGTTAAAGAATCCAGAACAGGTGTAACAAGACAATCACAAGGGCTAGATGCAAATACGCTTAACAATACAGCAACTGGACAAAACCAAATTCTAACACAATCACAAATGAGAATGGAGTTAATCGCCAGAATCTTTGCTGAAACAGGTGTAAAAGATCTAGCCTTAAAAATGTTTGAGCTTACTTGTAAGTATCAAAACAAAGAACAGATAGTAAGAATCAGAGGAAAGTATATTCCTATGAGACCTTATGAATGGAAAGACAGAGTTAATATTACAGTTTCTGTAGGATTAGGTACTGGATCAAAAGAACAGCAGTTAATATTGATGAATGCTATATTAGAAAGACAAATGTCTGCAATCAATTTACAACAGAATGTTCATGGCCCAATGGTTAATCTAAGAAATATTTACAACTCTTTGAAAAAATTAGTTGAAAATGCAGGTCTAAATAGTATAGAACCATACTTCATGGATCCAGAAGTGGGAGCAGCACAAATGCCACCTATTCCTCCTAAGCCACCTACTGAATTTGAGAAGGTGACGTTAGCCCAAGTACAAGGTGAAAACCAACGTGCACAATTAAAGGCAGAAACGGAAGCTAAAGGATTAGAAGGCAAAATGAGACAAGCACTTCTAGATTATGAACTAGCCATCAAAGAAATGGAATTGAAATACAATACTAAAATTGATGAACTAGAACTTAAACGAAGATCTATGTTAGAACAAACTGATCTACAAAAATCAGGTGATCTAATGGGTCAAATAGTGAAAGGACAAAAGAAATTCTTTAATGATGGACAAGGAAATACTGATTAGAGAAGGCAAGAGAGCACAGCAACTGCTGGATGATCCCCTTCTAAAGAAAGCATTTGAAGATCTTGCTGATATTTACAGACTAGAGATCTTTAACACAAGTTTCGCAGAAGATGATACTCGTAGAAACCTTTGGGTAGCCTTTAATATGGTGGATAAAATCAAAGGACATTTACTAAGTGTTATGTCAAGTGGAAGGTTAGCTCAAGCCGATATTGAGCAATTAAATAAACGAAGTTAATCTAACGAAACTTCAATTTCGTCAACCAACAAAGGAACGATATGTCAGACCCAATACAAGGTGCAGCAGAAAAAATTTCAGGTTTACTGAATCCTCAAAGGGACACTCAAGTACCAGAAACTAAAGCAGAACCTTCAGAGTCAATTCCTGAGCAACAGGAAGTTCAAGAGAGTCAATCAGAGTCGAACGAAACTCCAATAGAACAGACAACTGAGAATACTGAGACTGAAGAAGAAACTACAACAGAATTTGAGACACCAGAACTCCACCGAATAAAAGTTAGTGGTCAAGAGTTAGAGGTGAGCCTTGATGAGCTGAAGGCAGGATATTCCAGAGACTCAGATTATAGACAAAAAACTCATACTTTAGGGATGGAAAAGAGAGATCTTGAAACTCAAAAGAATAGTTTGCGTCAAACTTACGATACTCGTTTATCAGAACTAAACGATTTAATTTCGACAGCAGATCAATTTGTGAGAAACAAACAAGGTGGACAAGACCTTGCTAAACTTTATCAAGAAGATCCTACGGAAGCTTCAAGACTTGACTTTGAATTAAGACAAGAAAGTAGCAGAATAGAATCTTTAAAGTCTAAAGCAAGAGAAATCCAGTCTCAACAATATGAGTCATACCTTCAAACACAGAAAGAACTAGCTGCAACAAAGATACCAGAGTTTAGCGATCCAAATAAAGCTGACTCTTTTAAACTTAGTATGCGTACTACGTTACGTGATTATGGGTTTAATGACCAAGAAATTGGTAGCCTTGCAGACCATAGGTTTTTAATGGTGGCAAAAGATGCTATGAGCTTTAAGTCTCAAAAAGACAAAAGACCTATAGTATCTAAAAAGGTAGCGAATGCTCCTAAGGTTTTAAAAGCTGGTGTTGCTAAGTCGGATGTTAGTTCAGGTAGAGAGCAAGTAAGAAATAAAATCAATACGCTAAGAAAGACTGGTCACATTAAAGATGCCCAATCTGCCATAGCTGATATGATTAATCTTAAATCTCAACAAAGGAAATAAACAATGGCACAACCAACAAATACGTTTGATACGTATGATTCAGTAGGTGAAAGAGAAGATCTTTCAGACGTTATCTACTCAATCTCACCAACAGATACACCGTTCTTAAGTTCTGCAGCTAAAGTAAAAGCTTCAGCAGTAGTTCACGAATGGCAAACTGACGCTTTAGCAGCAGCATCATCAACTAATGCTGTTATTGAAGGCGATGAAGCAACTTTAGATGCATCAATAGCAACTGTAAGACTTTCTAATAGTTCTCAAATTATGGATAAAACTGTAGTTATTACTGGAACTCAAGAGTCTGTAGATAAAGCTGGTAGAGCATCTGAGATCGCTTACCAAATCGCTAAAAAAGCTAAAGAGTTAAAAAGAGACATGGAAGCTACTATTACTGGCAACATTGCTGAAGTAGCAGGAAATGCAACAACTGCAAGAAAAATGGGAACTCTTGGATCTTGGGTTATCACTAATGATGATAAAGCAGGTGATGGTACAACAGGATCTGGCCTTGGAAACACTGCTAGAACTGATGGAACTCAAAGAGCTTTCACTGAAGCATCTCTTAAAGCAGTAATCAAATCAGTATGGAATGCTGGTGGAGACCCATCTATGATTATGTGTGGGCCTTTCAACAAGCAAAAATTATCAGGATTTACTGGTAATTCTACTAGATTTGACGCTGGTGCAGATGCAACTTTATACACTTCAGTAGACGTGTACGCATCTGACTTTGGTCAACTTCAAGTAGTACCTAATAGATTCTCTAGAGATAGAGACGCTTATGTACTTGATATGGAATATTTCGGTATTGCATTCTTAAGAGACTTTTCTATGCATGAACTAGCAAAAACTGGTGACTCAGAAAAAAGACAACTTCTTGTAGAAGCAACTCTTGAATCTAGAAACGAAGCAGCTTCAGGTTTAGTTGCTGACTTAACTACTTCATAATAAAACACATCTATAGGGGAGTAACCTAATACTACTCCCCTATTATTTAATTAAACATTGAAGATCAGAGATAGGTTATGATCGGAACAATAGGATAATAAAATGAGAACATTAAACGACTACTTTATAACATCAGCAATACCTGACGTATCATCAGCATCTTCAACTTTTGTTGTTGTGCCAGACTCAGGTAGAATTATTAAAATTTTTGCACATAACAAAGTAACTACTACAGGAACAGCAGAGATTACTTTTGAAATAGATGGTGTAGCTTGTACTACTGGAGCTATTAGTCATATAGCTGCAAGTTCTGCTGGAAAACAATATACTGCAGAACCCTCAGGTTTAAACGAAGTAAACGAAGGATCAGTAATTGAAGCTATCACAGATGGTGGCTCAACAAATGCTTCTAAAATGGAACTTACTTTCGTTATAAGAAGATAATTAATTATGGGGGTGGCAACATCCCCAAACAAAAGGAAAATAAAATGCATATAGCAATGAGACCTATTACAACTCAAAAATTATCATCTAGTGGTACATCAAGTGCAACAGATGCATTTGGAAATAATATAGAATATGTTAGAATAGTAGCAGACGCAGATTGTCATATAGAATTTGGAATAGCTCCAACAGCAACTTCAAGTAAAATTTTTTTACCTGCAAAAGATATAGAATATTTTAAAGTATCTGGTGGAGAAAAAGTAGCAGCAATTGGAACAGCAAATTTATATGTAACAGAACTAACTGAATAATTATGGCTAGAGTAAGATCAATAGAATATGATGCAGGTGTAAAGACTAAATACATCCAAGAGTCTAATGGTCAATTGACTATTAATAATTCTCAAGATGTAAACCCTTTGTTAAAAAGAAACAAAGCTCTTTACAATCATGACAGAGGTTATATCTCAGGTGCTAAAGAAATGAAAAGAGTGGCAAGTATTCCACCTTTAATACTTTCAATATGGGCTAAAGAATATAACGGAACTAACAACTGGTTTCAATTACCTAAAGACATTCAAAGAAAAATAATGAGAACTAAACTTAATAGTAGTGAGTTTAGATATTTTAGAACAGCTGAAGGAAATTTATAATGGCATTAACAACATATTCAGGACTAAAAGCATCTATAGCAGATTGGCTTAATAGATCTGACTTAACAAATCAAATTGACGATTTCATTGGATTAGCTGAAGCTGATTTCAATGCTAAGTTAAGAATAAGACAAATGGAACAGATTGATGCTATTACAATAGACTCAGAAACTGAAACAGTTCCTACTGGTTTTATTGGAGTAAGATCATTTTATATATTGTCTGCTGCTACTAAGTACGCATTAAAATATATTACACCTCATAATATGTTTGAAATTAAGGCAGGATCTACAACTGCAAGACCAAGAGTTTATACAATTCAAAGTGATGACGCAGCAGAATCTTTAAGATTTGGCCCTGCACCAGACACAGCTTATACTGGTTACTTATCATATTATAAAAGATTTACAGCATTAAGCGATACAGCTACATCTAATTACATATTAACTAATCACCCTGGAATATATTTGTATGGTTCTTTATACCATGCAGCTAACTTCTTAGGTGGTATAGATCCTAACCAAGTTCAACAATGGTTACAAATGTATATCGCAGCTATGGAAAGATGCGAAAATAACGACAAACAAGATTCATATGGTGGAGCTCCTGTTCAACAAAGAACAGATATACAAACCGACTTATCATTTTACAGGTCTAGATAATGCAAATACCTTTTGGAGAATGGATGCCTGATCAACCAGAACATGGTATGAAAGGGGCTAACGTAGCAACTAATGTTTACCATGCTTTAGGATCTTATAAAAGATTCCCATCATTAGTATCATACTCAGAAGCATCAACAACTGTTACAGATGCACATGGTTCAGGATCATTTAGAGATAACTCTAATGCTGTATTTAATTTTGTAGCAACTAAAACAGATTTATTTCAATTAGCATCAGGAGCTTTTACTTCTCGTAAAGGAAGTTTAACAGGAGATGATGATGACTATTGGACATTCACACAATTTGGTGAGTATGTAATTGCAAGTAATGGTGTAGATGCAGCTCAATATTATTTAATGGGAACATCAACTAATTTTGCTGATCTTACAGCAATTCAAACAGCAGGGACTTGTCCTTTGTTTAGAGTCTCTGGAGTAATTAGGGATTTCTTAGTTGTAGGTAATATTAGTGGAGCAACAAACAGAATTCAATGGTCTGGTATTAATGACATAACTATATGGTCAGGTAAACAATCAGACTACCAAGACCTTCCAGGATCAGGTGGTAGAGTTGTAGCTATAACTTCTGGAGAAGTAGGTTATGTATTTAGACAAAATCAAATAGTTCGTATGGACTATGTTGGTGGAGCAACAGTATTTAGACTGTCAGTTATATCTCCAAACAGAGGAGCAGTATACGGAAAAACAGTATGTCAAGATAATAGACGTGTATTCTTTTATGCTGATGACGGATTCTATGAAATACAAGGTGATAATGTAGTAGGTATTGGAGTAGAAAAAGTTAACAGATTTTTTGATGCTGATTTAAATAAAGCATATTCTGATAGAATAGTAGCAGCAACAGATCCTTTTAATACATTAGCTATGTGGTTGTACCCATCAGTTAATAATACTTCTAATACAACAGGTACTTGTGATAGAATAATTATATATAACTATGCTACACAAAAATGGTCTTTAGCTAAAACAAATGCTAGTCAAATATTTTCACAATTTGTAGGAGCTTATACAGTAGAATTAATGGATATTATATCTCAAAACCTTGAAGATATTAACGCTGCTTTAGATACAGATTATTGGGATGGTGGACAAATGTTTTTAGGTGCAATAGATAACGAATTTAAAGCTGCAATCTTTTCAGGAAACTCAAATGAGTGTGAAATAGAAACAGCAGAGATAGAAGGTTTTAAAGGAGCCAGAACTAACATTCAAGGAGTTAGACCAATAGTAGATGCAGAAGCAACAGTTACTGTAAAAACTAGAGAAAGATTAGCAGATACAGAAACAGAATCTAGTTCATCTTCTATGTTAACAAGTGGTATTAACCCAGTTAGACAATCAGGTAGATACATAAGAGCTAATGTTAAAGTAGCTTCAGGTACATCATTTAAACACGCACAAGGAATAGATCTTGTTGCATCAAAAGCAGGATATAGATAATGAGTGATTCAACAGACATAGATAATGTTAGATATTCTATGGAGACACAAGAATTTTTTCAAAGACAAATTGAAGAAGCAATTAATACATTAGTTAACAAAAACAATACTGAAAGCAATAAAGCCTACAGTTGGTTTATGGAATAAAGGATAAATTATGGCAGGAACATTTTTAGGTAAATACGATACAACAGCAGCAAACAATACAGCTACAGGAACTAATACAGTCTCCGTTGCAGAAGGAATGTTGCCTTCAAATATAAATAATGCTTTTAGAAGCGTTATGGCAGATATTAGACAGCATTATAATGATGCTGAATGGATTGAGTACGGAGATGGAGCAGGTGCATATACACCAGCTTATGTTTCTGGAACAAGTTTTACAATAGCAGGTGTTAATGTAACAAGTGTTTATCATGTTGGACGTAGACTTAAACTTGTTGCAAGTACTCCAGGTACTATTTATGGAACAATTACAGCAACAGCATTTTCTACTAATACAACAATTACAATATCTTGGGATTCAGGATCTTTATCTAATGAAGCTATTACAAGCGTTTATGTTGGTGTTTTATCTAAAACAAATAATTCTATTCCTACA